GAAATCTCCTGTCCGAAGTGCCGCACACTCTATGCGCAGGTGTATCGGGTCCAGCGCAACGAAACGGTCTGGGAGCATGAAACAGTGCCACCTGATGCCCCGAAATACTGTACCCGGTGCGACACGGTGCTGGAGAGAACATTGACATGAGTGTAGAAAAGGAGTATGCGAGAGTGACGAGTGAGGTCATGCCCGTACGACACCCGGTGATTCGTGATCCAGCGACACGACGACAGATCATAGATCTCTTACGGCAATATGAGGGCCTGAAGAAGAAACTGAAAGAATTACTCGACAGCTAATTCGCTTACCCGCGCAGAACATGCCGCGACACAAGCTATCAGTCATACGACTGGTAGCTTTTTTTATGGAGTGCGATGCCCCCAACGAAACGTGAAATCGACAACTGGATGCAGCGGCAAGCGAAGGTCGTCCAATCGGACCCCACACTCTTGCGCCTTGTGACCAGTGCGGTCGTCAGCACCGAACGGCTGACCGGATTACCAGAATGGGACCAATTCTTACAACGACTCCAACCTTTGCTCAACGAAGCGACGGCAGCGACGCAGGAATGGTTAGTGCGTTTGAGTGGGGCGATGACGGACCAGGATTTGAGGATTGCTCAGATGAATTATCACGCCTGTCAGTCTCGCGTGACGACGTTGCAGGAAGTCATGCAACTGCCGAACGAGATTCTGAAGGCGCGGTCACAGGCCGACCATAACACGCCTGCGGTAGGATCAACCATAACTGATGCGAGAGGTGACGTATGAGCGACGAACCAGTGATCCCAGTAGTCAGTGAAACTCCCGTGATTGAGACGCCTGTGGTGGAGACGGTTGTGGAGACCCCTCCCGTCGTCACGACAGGATCGGATGAATCACAGGAACCTTCGTCGTTAGCCCCAGGTGGCGATCGATTCAAGCAGGTTTGGGCGCGCGCCAAGTCGGCGGAAGCCAAATTGGAAGCGCAAACGGCGGAACTCCAGCGAGAGCGCGAAGAGCGCATTCGCTTAGAGGAACGCACGAAGGTCCAGGCCGAGGAGAAGAAGAAGGCGGAACCGGAATGGAACTGGGAGCAACTGGAAGGGTTCATTGCCGAGGGGAAGATTACACGAGCCGGTGCGGCTGAGTACCGTGAGAAGTTGGTGGCGGAGAAAGCGACCTTGGCCGCTGAACAGCGGTTGGAAGCAAAACTCCAGTCCACCTCGCAACAGACCACGGTGCAATCTGAGGTGGACCGCTACAAACGGGCGGTGCCGGAAGTCATGCAGCCTGGAAGTGTTGAACGGGTCAAAGTCGAACGGGAGTACGTCTATTTGACGCAGACCTTGGGGTATCCCGGTACGCGGGCCACGGAACTCGCGGCGATGCGAGCGGCGTTGGGTGATCCCGACACCGTGGAACGGGCGGCACAGGCGAAGCAGACCTCGAACAAGGAACCCTTTATGGAAACCCATTCGTCCTCACATAAACCTACGGCGAACGGCAAAGACCTCATCAAGGGGTTGGACGACCGCAGCCGGAAGCATTACGAGAAGATGATCGAGCACGGACGCTATAGCGGGTGGGAGGAAGTCCGGGCGGAACTGGCCTGGGAAAAGCCCTCATTGGCGGTGAAACGTGGCTGAGATTCTGATTCAGAAGACCTGGACCAGGCAAGCCTTTCTAGCCGATCAAGAGGTTGGCGGCAAGAAGAAGGGCCGGGCCGCAGGCGGGTGGATAAGCGATCTCGCAGCCCAAAAGAAGGTGATTACCCTCTGTCAACAGTGTACTCACAAGTTCAATCCGGCCAGGGTGCAGTATCGCAAGGAGAAAGAGTTTCCCGTCTGCCAAGCGAAGTGCGACGGGTGCTCGACGTTCGATCCCTATTGCAGCATGTATATTTACGAACCGCTCTATACCTCGGTGCGTTCGACGGCTGAGGAGCGGAGGGGGCTTGCGCGATCACGCGAGAAGCGCATTGCGAAAGGGTTTCTCTAAACTGGACAAACACGCTAGTCCACGGACGTAGCGTTACACACGAAGGAGATTGATTATGCAGTATCTTGGAGCTTTCAGCGGCAATTCCCCAGTCATCAAGCGGTACAAAGCGAGTGCCACCGGCTACGTGCCCGGCATCATCATGGCGGCGTCCGTCGGCAATGCGAGCGGACAGATGTCCACGAGCACCACGACCACGGTGACCGACACCATCGGGATTTTGCTCGATAACGGCAATCTCCAGGGCGCGAGCGTCCTCTACAGCACTACGCAAGGGGCCGATGAAGCGGTGTTCGGCGTCATCGTGAATCCCGATGCGATCATTCGGGCGCAGATGGTGACAGGGGCGACCGGAACAGCACTCACGGCGAACGCGATCACAACCGCGACCTCCAGCGGGTTGAATGCGACCTCCACCTCGGCGCCAGACATGAGTTCGCCGTCCGTGGACGAAGGGACGATCTGGTACACCTCTGGCGCGAACGTCGGCAAATCGAGAAAGATCACGTCGATTGCCGCGACCGTGGCCACCGTGATCGTTCCGTTTGCCGCGAATGCAGTGGGCGATACGTTCATCTATGCCGGACCGGGAATCGGATTGCGGTTCGTGACGACCACCACCGATCTCTTGAAGGTCAGGAATGATGCCGTCAATTCGTCAGGCTGTGCCTTGGCGGTGCTTGATATGGAACTCGGTGGCACAGGCGATTCGTTCGTCCACCTGACCTATCAAGACTGCGTATGGAACTACACAACGTAATTTTTGAACGACACAAAGGAGCACGACTATGCCAGTACCTCATTCAACAGGGAACTTCGGAGACCTCATCGACAAACGGGTGTCGAAGATATTCTACGACACGTACAAGCAACTTCCAGACCGGATCGCCGATTTCTACAACATGGAATCGTCCAGCGATTCGTTCGAGAAAAATTCCGGCATTGGATCGTTGGGAGATTTCAGCCAGTTTGCAGGCACCGTGACCTATCAGAGCCAGGCACAAGCCTACGACACGACCGCGACGCATGTGCCGTTTGCCAACGGAATCCAAATCGAGCGGGAACTCTACGACGATGACCGGCATGGCATCTGGGAAAAGCGTCCTATGGCGCTGGCGCAATCCGCGCAGCGGACTCGCCAGAAACATGCCGCCCGCCTCTTCAACAACGCCTTCTCCGTCGATAGTTACTTCTACAACAACAGTGAAGGCGTCTCGCTCTGTAGCGATTCGCACACCACGAACTCCGGCGCGTCCACCGCTGCCGGATTCGACAACCTCGTCACCTCCTCGCTCAGTGCCGTGGCTGTCACAGCCGCACGCATTCAGATGCGGGGATTCCGTGGTGATGTGGCTGAACGCCTCTCGGTCATGCCGAGCAAGCTCTTGATCCCCATAGACCTATACGAGATCGCCTACGAGATCGCGGAGAGCGAAGGCAAGGTCGATACCGCCAACAACAACGCGAACGTCCACAAGGGCAAGTACGAGGTGACAGATTGGGAGTATCTGACCGATACCAACAACTGGTTCATGCTCGACGGATCAGCCCAGAAGATGGACCTCACGTGGTATGACCGCATTCCGCTGGAGTTTGCGATGGCGGAAGAATTGGATACGCTCATTGCAAAATGGAGAGCGTACATGAGATTTTCATGTGCTTGGTGGGATTGGAGATTCATCCTCGGCGGTAACGTAAGTTAATGAAATTTACCTAACAATACAAATGATTTATGGTGCGGGTCTCAATGGACCTGCACCATAAGAGGGTGAACCATCATGAATTATGCCGGCCACATTGCCCTCGCCAAGCCGAAGAAGTCGAAGGCGGTCAAGATGGAGAAGGTGATGCACGAGTTCAAGATGGGTGCGTTACATTCGGGATCAAAGACAGGTCGCGTCGTCACGAATCGCAAGCAGGCTGTAGCGATTGCGATGTCAGAAGCCAAACGGAGGACGTAATGCCGAATCGTTACTACACCAAGTTCAGTCAATCGAAGATTAGTGCGAAGGGCGCACGGCCCTCGAATCCGTCAGGCGCAACGGCCCCGATGCCGCAGAAGCAGGGGTTTTGCTCGACGGCTCTGCCTGGCAAAGCCTCGAATGCCTTTGCGAAGGCGAAGGCAGGCATCAAGCGTGTTGATGGGAAAGCGAATTGTGCAGGATTGTAATAGACCATAAGCTGAAGTCCCTGTCGAGTCTACGCAACACCGGGACGCTCGATTGAGCACAGCGAATCGTGGAATAAGGAGCATACATTATGGGGTACATCACAAAATATGGCACCATCTGGGGCCAGATTCCCGTCACGACGGGCCGCGTGTTTTGGGTGGCACCGAGCGCGACCTATACACTCGAAGGGCGGTCGTATAGCGCCAGCGATGACAATGATGGCCTGTCACCTGAACGGGCGTTTCGCACCGTCGATTATGCCGTGGGCCAATGCACCGCGAACGTCAATGATGTGATCGTGATGCTGCCCGGAGCCCATTCCGGGAGTGCCACGGTTACCGCTGATATTGCAGGAATCACCATCACGGGTATTCCGGGCCAGGGCGTGCGAGACGGCTTGCGCACCTCCGGCGGCAGCGTGAAGAATCGCACGTCGATTACCACGACCGAGACCGCAGGGATGATCTTTACCGTGACCGCAGTGGATGTGGAGATTTCCTGGTTGCATCTGATCCCCATTACCGCAGGGTCAGGCGTGAGCATTTCCGCAGCGGCCCTTCGGACGTTTGTCCATAATTGCACCTTTGCGCTGGGCTCGACCGCCAATACGGCGACGATGGGCGTCACCTTGCCCGTAGGCACGGGCGCGACGGGGAACATCGGGACGACGATTCGGAACTGTTATTTCAACGCCGATGGCGCAGTCGGGCCAGGTGTGCGAGCGGCACAGACGACTGCCGGACTGAAGATCGAAAGTTCCACGTTTGAGTTGACGGGCATTGCGGCGTGGGCCAAAGCGATTCAAACCACCCTCCTCTCGAACGGGACCATCGTGCGCGATTGCGACTTCCTGCATCCCACCTTGACCACCACCGTGATTACGGCGGGCATTGATACGACAGGGGCGACCGCTGATGGGTCCACCCAAGTCTATCGGTGCTATTTCGCAGAAGGCATCGATGCCATCGTCGCCACGGCGACTGGCGACGTGTCCTTGGCGGAATCCTATATGGCGGGAGCGACCGGCGGCGTCCTCAGAACCAGTGCCTAAACGCTTCGCGGGGTGAGCGCATCACCCCGCACCTTTACCGAGGGACACATGATTCACATTCCCAACACGGGCTACGAACCAGGCACGATCATCGTGGCGGCGGCGATTCAGCCCCGCTACTACGAATTCACCATGTCCACTGAAGGGCTGCATGTACCCGCAGGGACGAAGATGATCCTCGAACGCAGTTGCGATGTCACGCAGAACTTCAATAAGGGCATGCAACGACTGACGGGGTCGTGGGCGTGGTTCGTCGGAGACGATCATGCGTTTGCGCCAGACACCCTCCTGAAACTGTTGGCCCATCGCGTCAATGTGGTGGTGCCGATTTCGCCGTGCAAAGTGCCGCCGTGGATGCCGTGCGTGATGCACGGGCCGGTCGATCCTGACCTCGTGTGGCATGAGAATATGCTGCTCTATGATTGGAATGAACTGTCAGGCAAGGGTCTGCTGCCCCTTCCGAAGGGGGACTTTATTGGCCAATCAGGGATGCTGGTGCAGAAACAGATTATGGACAAGATTGGGTATCCCTGGTTTAAGTGCGGGCAACTCGATCCCGGACGGCTCCAGGAAGATATGTTCTTCTGCAAGGAACTGCAAGACTTAGGCGAAACCGTCTACGTCGATCAAGATATCATTTTCGATCATTACTTCATTGTGGGCGTGACGACGCGCCGCCATGAAGGCAAGCATGTCCCCGCGCTCAAGTTCGGAGACATGGTGGTAGTGCTGCCGGAAGCCAAGCCCGCCTTCGACCCGAATACGCTGCCCACAGGGGACGAGCGGCCTGCGTTGAAATGGAAACCGTTACCACGCACCCTTGCGGCGGTCTCACCAACGATGAATGGGGAGCCGATTGAATGAGCGAGTTTACCGACCCTATCGTGCATGAACCGTCCACGATTGCCTGCTCGGTGATGGTCGGGGAGAACTGCACGGTCTGGCAGTACGCGACAATCTGTGAAGAAGCCGTCTTGGGCGAAGGGGTCGTCGTCGGCAGTCACGCCTGGGTTGGTCGTGGGACCAACATTGGAGCCTATACCCGCATCCAACACGGCGCGTTCATTCCGAACCATACGGTGATTGGTCGGGGCTGTTTCATTGGCCCGAACTGCACCTTGACCGACGATAAGTATCCGAAGGCGGGCAAGCTCTACAAGCCAGAACCGCCGATCCTCGAAGATGATTGCTCGCTCGGTGCGGGCTGTGTGATTCTGCCAGGCGTTCGCATTGGGCGAGGCTCGATGGTAGGGGCTGGAGCCGTAGTCACTCAGGACGTGGCGCCTTTCTCGATTGTCATGGGCTGTCCTGCACGCACAAACGTCTAACCTCAAAGGAGAGATCATGGGAACGACAGAAGTTGACTTAGCGAAACCGCTCCTGCGCTATCATCAGCGGGAGGAATACAAGGGCGAAATTGAGTCGATGACCGATATGTTGCCGCAACTAAAGACTCCGCAAGATCGTGGCGATGTGCAGCGGCGATTGGGTCGGCTCAAGCAAACCTTGCAATCACAAACACCGGCAGAGGTGACGGGCGCGATGAAGGATCGGTTGCGGGCGTATGCGACAGAGTTGGAGGAGAAGATTACGTCCGGGATGTTATCGCAGGAAGAAATGCGAAAGAATCCGGCTGGGTCGGTCGGAAGACACATGAGATGGGAGCGGGGAAATAAGTCCGACATTCTCAAGTGGAAGAACGCTCAACAAGTTCTGGAACCCGATAGCGATGATCCGGACTTGTCCAACTTTGAACGCCTCAGACCTATGGGGGCACAAGATCGGATGCGGGCGAACGCGCAGATTCCAGGCAAGATGAGTTATGGTGCGATTCCGCAACAGAATTGGGATCAGGCGTTTGAAGGACAGGGACCCACGAATACGGCCTTGCAGCAAGCGAAGCGCGTCCAGAAGCCGTTGAGCGAGGAACAACGCAAGGTGCTCTGTGACCGTCTCGCAGCGGCCCGTGCGATTAAAAAACAGCAACAGGCAGAGGCGAAAGCCGTCGTGTTGCCATCACCCAACGAGGTCTAATATGGCGTTTCC